GACACCACGACCTACAAGACGTTCTTGCTGGTATTCCGCAACGTCGTTCCGGCGACCACTTCGGTAAACCTGTTTGTGCGGGTCGGAACGGGAGCGACGCCGACGTGGCAGGCCACGAATTATAACAACGCCGATGGCGGCTCAACCACGGCCATTATTGCGGAAGTCGGATCGGGCGCGTCTGCCGCGAGCATCACCAACACGGCGAATATCGGCTTTAGCGGAGAGCTTTCTATCAGCAATCTCGCCAGCGGCTCTGCATTCAAGCAGGCGCACGGCAGAGGCACGTATAACGCTAACCCCGCCATTTTCTCCGGCTACTGGAACACGGCGACGGCGGTGACCGGATTGCGGGTGATGTTTTCTTCCGGGAATATTTCGACGGGTGATGTCGATTTGTACGGATGGAAAGTAAGCTAATGCTCACCAAGATTGTAAACGGCAAACAGGAGATTTGCAGCGCGGAAGAGGAGGCTGCTATTCGCGCGGAATGGGCTGCGAACGACCCGGCATTGAAGCCGCCCGCGAAGGAGGTCACGCTATCCGATCTGCAAGCCAGAGTGGAGAAACTGGAGGCGGCTACTAAAGCGAACGCCAAATGATCGGCGGTTATATCGGCACGCCGATAGGCGGCGTTGTTAATACAGGACTTGCAACCCTCAGCATAACCGGCAGCGTCACCCTCGACAACGCCACAAATTCGGGAGCTTTTGCAAATGTAGAGAGCCTCACGGGCTCTCAAACGCTCGCCAGCGTATCGCAATCGGCGGCGGCTGCGGCCATCGCCAAAGCGGATTCCAGCGTTACTCTGGCGAACGCGACAGATGCGGGAACGATTGCTGCCATTGCAGCGGCAAGCTCTACCAATACGCTTGATGCCGCGACAAACTCCGGCTCGTTCTCGAATGTCGAGAGCGTTACGGAAGGCGTTACGCTGGAGAATGCCACCGGCTCCGGCACGCTTGCAAATATCATCGCACTCCGTGCCGATTCGATCCTGCTCCCCACCACGAGCACGGGTCACATCGAGCAATTCTCCGGCGCGGGGGATGTCGGGCAATACGAGCCTGCACCAAGGCGTGTAAGAAGCCCGAAAAGCCGCAAGCAGGAACTCCACGAACTGCAACGCGCGTTGCGGGCGCTGGAGGAGCGCCTTCATGCGGAACGCGAAGCCGCGCTCGTCAGCGGAAATATCGCGCAGCGTGAATACGCAAAAATACTGGAACGGGAGCGAACGGCCCGCGCGCAACAGCAAGCAGGTCTTCTCGCCAAGGCGAGGGACGATGAGGATGCAATCGCGCTTCTGATGATGGTGAATTAAATGCCAACCTATGTTCTCAGGAATGGAGAATTTGTCGAAAAGTCGAAAGCGCCGCCGCCGGAGACCAAATCCGTTCATGTAATTTCTGACGTGCAGCCCTTCATTTCGCCCATAGATCGATCGCTGATTTCCTCCCGCTCGCAAATCCGCGAGCACGAACGCATTCACGGCGTGAAACAGGTCGGAAACGACATTACGCCCCCACACAAGGAGAATTGATGGAAGTGCAAACGGAAGACCTTGTCCCTCAGCCGTCTGCTGAGCCTGATAAGGGAAACCTGGACTCGATTATCTCGGATGCGATTAAGGACGTAGAGGCGAAAAACGCGCCTCAAGCCGATAAATCGAGCGAAGCACCCGAAACCAATAACGACGGACGCACCCGCGACGAGAGGGGGCGTTTCGTCGCCAAAGATTCCGCACCCGCCAAGCCCTCCGATAAGGAGCCAGCGAAGCCGGATGCAAAAACCGCCGAACCAGCCAAGGCAGAGCCTGTTCAAGCCGAACAGCCCCTCGAAGCCCCGGCAAGATGGTCTGAGGCGGACAAGGCGGCCTTTTCCGGGTGGCCGCGGGATGTGCAGCAAGCCGTCCTGCAACGCTACAAGGATATGGAAGCCGATTACACACGGAAGACGCAAGAGATCGCTGAGACGCGGAAAGCCTATGAGCCCGTGCATCAGGAGCTCGGAAAGTGGAGCCAGTATCTTCAACGGTTGGGATTGAGGCCGGAGCAGGCCATCAATCAGATGCTGACTGTCGAATATAACCTCCGAAACGGGACTCCGGAGCAGAAGCAGCAGGCGCTCGCCTATCTCGCAGAGCTGTATCAAGCGAGCCTTCCGGCACAGAACAGCGCAGACCCGAACGCCCCTCAACCGGCGGTCGATCCGCGCATCCCTCAACTGAGCCGGCAAGTCGCCGAACTCACGCAACGACTGAGCGAAATCCAGACCAAAGCCACGCAGGACGAACGAGCGCGAGCGGAGGCGGAATTCAACGCACTCGCCCAGATCAAGGATCAAAACGGACAGCCAAAGTACCCTCATTTCGAGAAGGTCAGGCAATCCATGATCCAACTGGTCGCAACCGGGCAAGCTCCCGATTGGGACGCGGCTTATTCCAAGGCCATTCGTCTTGATGACGAACTCTACAAACAGACCGTAGAGGCGGAACGCCAGCGCGTTCTGGAAGAGCAGGAAAAAGCCCGCGCCGAAGCAATCGAGAAAGCGAAGAAGGCCGCCCCCGTGAAAACCTCGTCGGCCATGCCGAAGGGCAGCGCCGCAGCGACGGATTTGGATTCGATCATTGCCGGGGCGATGAGCAAGGCGGGATTCTGACCGGCTCCAATCAGGAGCTAGCCTTTAATGGCATCCCCTAACTCGTCCTTTACGGACATCGTAACGACCAGCTTGCAGGGCTATTCCGGCACGCTGGCCGACAACATTACCAAACACAACGCTCTTCTGACCAAAATCAATCAGAAGGGCAACAAAGACCCGGCGACCGGCCGCACCATCGTGCAGGAGCTGGAATACGCCGAGAACTCGACCGTGCAATGGTACAGCGGGGCCGAGATTCTCGACGTGTCCGCCTCCGAGACGTTCACGGCGGCCGAATTCAATTACAAGCAGCTCGCCGGCAACGTCGTCATCAACGGTCTGGAGCAGATTCAGAACTCCGGCCCCGAAGCGGTTCACCGTCTCATCAAGTCGCGCATTCGCAACCTTGAGAAGTCGCTCAAGAACGCGGTTGCGACGGCGCTATATGCGAACGGAACCGGCAATGACGGAAAGGAAATCGGCGGCCTTAAGCTGCTTGTTTCCGATGACGGCACCGGCACCGTGGGCGGCATCGACGCGGGAACGTATACCTGGTGGAAAAACCGGTTCTACGACTTCTCGTCCAATTCGGTGACGCCCTCCGCTACCACGATTCAGGCGGCCATGAATAATCAATGGCTCGCCACGGTTCGCGGCGCGGATAAGGTTGATCTCATTCCGGCGGACTCGATCTACTACACCTACTACTGGTCGAGCTTGCAGGCGAACCAGAGGTTCACCGACGACAAGATGGCGCAGGCGGGCTTCATGAACATCATGTTCATGTCGGCCCCGGTCGTCTACGACGATCAGTGCCCTGCGTCTCACATGTATTTCCTCAACACGGACTATATTTTCTTGCGCCCCGCAAAGGGACGCGAGTTTGTCCCGTTGGGCGAAAAGTCTTCCATCAACCAGGATGCTCTGGTGATGCCGGTTGTCTGGGCGGGCAATATGACCACCAACAACCGCTCCCTCCAGGGCGTCATTGTGGCTTAAGGAGATACGCACATGACTTGGCGCATTACTTCTCACATTGCCGGGTTGCAGCGTATCACCGATACGAGCACCACGCAGAACCATCCTCTCGGCACGATCGTGACCGCGAAAGATGGTACCTTCGGCAGCGGCGAGTTCATTTACCTCAAGGGTATCGGCTCAACTGTCGTCGGAAGCATCGTCAATTATGACGATTCGTTCACCACGGCTCTCGACACAACGGCTGTTTCCGGGCCCGCGCGCCCGCTTGCCGTCGCAATGTCGGCGAACGTCGCCAATCAGTACGGCTGGTATCAAATCTCCGGCCTTGCCACGGTGGCGAAGGCGAACTCCGTCTCGTTCGCGAAGGGTGCCGGCCTCGGTGCCGGTTCCGGCCTTGCGGTTGCGGTTGCGACTGGCTCCGTCATCAACGGTGCCACGGTTGCGGCTGTCGCCTCAGCGAAGTCGGACGTGACGAGCGTGAAAGTCGCGATCAACCGTCCGCACGATCCGTCGGACGTTTCTTAAACGATGGGGGCGGGCTTCGGCTCGCCCCTTTCTTTTCTTGGGAGAGTTCATGACGGCCCCGCGCACCGAGATTGTGCACAAAAAAATCTACAATCCCGGCACGAGCGGCCCGCTTGTCATTCCCATTCTCGTTTTACACAATACCCCGGAGGGGGATTTACTTCGCAATATTCGCGTCAATTCCGCTCGCGATCTGCCGTGGGTGGGGGAGCGCCCCGTGCACGACAAGGCGGCGATTCTTGTCGGTGGCGGCGCATCGGTCAATCGCTGTCTCGAAGATATTCATTGGCTGAAACATCGCGGCGGGATCGTTTACGCGATGAACGCCGCCTCGCAATGGCTGCGCGGAAACGGAATCGAACCTGATTATCAGGTAATTGCCGACGCGAAGCCGGAAACTGCTACGCTGGTCGATCCGAGAACAAGGGGGCATTTATTCGCGTCGCAGGTCAATCCCACGACATTCGATGCCGCAAAAAACCCCGTGCTTTGGCATTTGGGAGACGAAAGAATCGAAGCCGAGTTTCCCGAAAAGCGCAGGAAACGCGGCGGCTATTCTTTGATCGGGGGCGGGGCTTCCGTCGGGAATTCGGCGATGTGCCTTGCTTATGTATTGGGCCATCGCGAGTTGCACATTTTCGGTTTCGATAGCTGCCACTGGAACGGCGAAAGCCACGCCTACCCGCAACCGATGAATCGATTTATCCCGACCATCGAAGTGGAGTGGGCGGGAAGGGAATTCACGTCCTCGGTCGCCATGAAGGCGCAGGCCGAAAAGTTTCAGATTACGGCGCAGATGCTGAAAGCAGGGGGCTGCAAGATCGAAGTCTATGGCGACGGTCTATTACAGCACATGTATCGCACGCCGCCCACACTGCTTACCGAGCGCGACAGATACCGGGTGCTTTGGCAATCGGACAGCTATCGCGAGGTATCGCCCGGCGAGTTCCTGGTGGGGGATTTCGAGAAGTTCGCAAAAAAACCGGGGCCTGTTATCGACTTCGGTTGCGGCACCGGAAGGGCCGCGCTCCGCCTGAGAGAATCTGGGTATTCGGTTATTTGCGTCGATTTTGCCGACAACTGCCGCGACGACGAGGCGCTGTCGCTGCCGTTTCTCGAATGGGATTTATCGAAACCGTGCCCGTTGCGCGCGCCTTACGGCTTCTGCACGGATGTCATGGAGCATATCCCGCCCAATGCTATTGATGCGGTTATTCAGAACATTGTTGAGGCGGCAGTGGAAACGTTCTTTCAGATTTCGACCGTCCCCGACAGTTTCGGCCCGCTCGTCGGCGGCCCGCTTCACCTTACGGTCAGAAGCCATGCGTGGTGGAAGGAAAAATTCAAGAGCCTCGGGCTCGAAATTCTAACGGAAGAAAACCGGGGGGACGCCTCGGTATTCATGGTGAGGAGAGCCGCATGACGGAAGCTGCCGATATGAAATTTACGGAAACCAGCACGAATGCCCGCTCCAATTTAAGGGCGGAGTTCTATCGCGAAGGGAAATCCGATTACATATCAATCAGCATCGTCGGTGACCCGAATGTTTACAGGGGAAAGGTAACGCCGGGGGATATCGTTCGCTTTCCGCGGGAATGGGAAGCCTATCAGAAGGGCCGCCCCGCCGACGAGGAAATCAACGGAACGCCGATTACGGATGTTCCTGGGATTACGAAGCAGCTGGCGGCGCAATACAAGACGCATGGCGTTCGCACTGCCGAGGAGCTTGCGGCGCTAAATGACATGGCTTGCTCCCGGATCGGGCTTGGCGCGATTACACACCGGAAGGCGGCGCAAAATCTCATCCGCGCCAAACAGGCGGATGCGCTGGAAGCAGCCGCCGCTGCCGCGAGGCCGCAGAAGAAAAAGAAAGCCGATAAAGCTGCATGAGCCTGCTTACGATTATCCAAGACGCGGCTACTGAATTAAAGCTCGTCAAGCCGGCCACGGTGATCGGATCGACAGACCCGAACGCGCCACAATTGCTTGCCCTCGCCAACAAGGAGGGGAAGGAACTCGCGCGGCGTTTCGACTGGCAGGCGCTGACGAAAGAAGCGACGTTCGCAACCGTTGCGTCCGAGACGCAAACCACGCTTTCTGCAATCGGAGCATCTGACTTCGATCACATTGTTAACGAGACAATGTGGAACCGGACGCAGAATTGGCGCGTGCTTGGCCCGCTGAATCCCGACGAATGGCAGAGAAAGAAGGCAAGCGCGGCGCAGGCAGCAATCGGAAACTGGTTTCGCATTCGCGGTGATGCGATTTTATTCTATCCGACTCCGGCGGCAGGCGAGAATATTTATTTCGAGTATGTCTCCAGCAAATGGTGTCAGTCGTCCGGCGGAACCGCCCAGTCTTCTTGGGCCGCCGATACCGATACCGCGCTCATTAACGAGGAAATCATTCGCCTTGGGATTATCTGGCGGTTCAGAAAGGCGAAGGGTTTCGATTACGGGGAGGATTTCAGAACTTATGAAGCCGCGCTCGAAAACGAGTTCGGGGCAGATTCGGGAAGTGCCGCCATCGATATGACCGGTGAGCCGGAAATGCTCGGCACCCATTTGCCGGAAGGCTCCTGGAATCTCTAATGCGTCAACCGCTAGCGGCGAATCTGCGGCGGCAAACGCTGGCGCGGGGCGCTTCCGTTCCGGCTCCCGTAGGAGGATGGGATGCGGTCTCTCCACTTGCCGCCATGGATGCGAAGCGTGCGGTCGTTCTCGATAACTGGTTCCCGCAACCGGGATGGGTAGAGCCGCGCAAGGGCGATATTTCGTGGGCTACTGGGATGGGCAGCGATCCCGTCGAAACGCTCATGGTCTATAACGCGCTTGCAGAGGCGGACTCGAAGCTGTTTGCGGTAACGGGCGGGGAAATCTGGGATGCAACGGCCAATGCCGCCGCTACGACGACAGGAGAGGACACATTAACCAATGACCGCTGGCAGTGGGTGAATTTCACCACACCGGGCGGGAAGTTTCTGTGGATTTGCAACGGCGCTGACGCCCCAAGGCATTTCAATGGGTCTGCGTGGGCGCAGCCTTCGATTACCGGAATTAGCGCGTCCGACATCATTAACGTAAACGTGCACAAGAGCCGATTGTGGTTTGTGCTGAACGAAAGCACGACGGCAGCCTACCTCGCGACGAATGCGATTGCTGGGGCGGCGACGACCTTCGAACTTGGTAACGTATTCCGAAAGGGCGGCCATCTCGTCGCAATGGGAACATGGACGCGTGACGGCGGGGCCGGTTCAGACGATTTAGCGGTTTTTATTTCGTCGGAAGGCGAGTGCGCGGTTTATCAGGGCACCGACCCCGACAGTGCCGATACGTGGCAACTTGTCGGCGTGTTTGAATTGGGGCCGCCTATTGGGCGACGATGCTTTACGAAGGTCGGCGGCGACCTCGCCCTCATCAATATCGACGGCGTTCTGCCGCTGTCAAAGGGATTGGGAAGCGATCGGGCGGCTGCGGCAAGAATTGCGATTACGGCAAATATCAATAACGCGATCAACTCCGCCACGAAAAACTGGCGCGGAAATTTCGGGTGGGAGCTTGTCCCCTATCCAAAGGGAACGCGGGCGATTCTCAACGTTCCGCTGCAAGAAGGGGCGTTGCAGCATCAATATGTAATGAACACCCTGACGGGCGCATGGTGCAGGTTCACCGGACAAAATTACAATACAATGGTCGTTTTCAAGGGGGAGATTTACGGCGGCGGCAATGACGGAAAGGTTTATAAATCCGATACCGCTTCGAGCGATCACGGCTCTGCGATTAATTGTATCGGTCAGTGCGCCTATAACTATTTCAAAACGCCGGGGCAACTTAAAAACTTTCTGATGTTGCAGCCGCTTCTCACGACTGATGCAATGTCCCGTCCGGCGCTCGGCATTTCGACGGATTTCAGGGATAACGCAGTTCTCGGAACGCCAACTGCGGCTGAGGAGGCGAGCGCCCTTTGGGATCAAGCGCAATGGGACGTTGACGTTTTCGCCGTCGAAAACCGATCGGTTACGGATTGGGTCAGCGTTACGGGCGAGGGACAATCTGGTTCAATTCACTTCAACGCCCAGACCAATTCGACGGGTACAGTTACGATGCAACTCAACGGCTTCAACCTACTGTTCGAGGTTGGGGAATTTATGTGAGGCTGATTATTCCGGCGGGGCCTCGCGAGAACGAGGCCATCGGAAGTTGGTGTGCGACGAAACTGGGAACGGCGGTTTACCCGCCCTATTTCGCGGTCGGGATTGCAAAAAGTGAGAACGAGCCCTTACGCGGGGCTCTCGTTTTCAATCAATTCAATGGTCATCAAATCGAAATGACGGGCTACGGCCCGCGCGCATTCTCGCATTCGGTTGTGCGAGCCGTGGCTGATTATGTATTCCGCCAGCTCGGCTGCACACGACTCTCCGCGACGACGCGGAGAAGCAATGTCAGGGCCCGGAGGATTCTGGGCCGCCATTTCAAATTCGAGGGTTGTTCGCCGCGCTACTTCGGAAACGAGGACGCGCTGCGTTTTTACATGCTTGCCGAGGATTGCCCTTGGCTGAGGAAAGAAAAAGATGGGATCGACACCGAGGCCGCCTGATCCAATGCAGACGGCGCAAGCGCAAACGCAGATGAACAAGGACACTGCGGTTGCGCAATATGGCCTCAATGCCACGAATCAAATCACGCCCTACGGCAATCTGACATATAAGCAGATCGGAACGTGGGACGATGGCACTCCGAGGTTCGAGGCGACGCAAACACTCTCGCCCGAAGAACAGAACCTCTATAATAATTACACCAAGCTTGCCGGCCAGTTCGGGGCGATTGGAAATAATCAGGCGGCGAACGTCGCAAGCACGCTTTCGCAGCCGTTCAATTTCGATGCGGCGGCGGCGACGAAGCTATCCAATATTCAAGATACGTTTCTAAATCCGCAGTTCGACCGCCAGAGCGCGGCACTGGAAACGAAGCTCGCCAATCAGGGGGTCACGCCGGGCTCTACGGCTTATAACGATGCATTCAAGCAACTGAACTTACAGCAGCAGGATGCGCGTAACTCGAATTATCTTTCGGCCTACGACACGGCATCGCGTCAGGCGCTGGCGGAACGGCAGGAACCGCTCAATGAATTGACCGCGCTTCTATCCGGCTCTCAGGTGCAGAATCCTAATTTTGTGAACACGCCAACTCCCGGCGTTGCGCCCGTTGATTACACCGGCCTCGTGCAGAACCAGTATCAGACGCAAGTAGGAAACCAGAACGCACTCTACGGTGCCCTGGGCGGCATCGGCGGAACGCTTCTCGGGGGCTGGGCGTATGGAGGCGGACTTAAGAATTTGTTCGGAGCTAAATAATGGCTGGCGGCATGTTCACTACGGCTGACTCTTCGGTTCTTCCCGAAGATATTCTGCTCCGTAAGAAATACGCGCAATCGCTGCTTGAGCAGGGCTCGCAATACTCTCCCGTCGGCCATCCACTTGCCGCGGTTGCTCGTGCACTACAAGGTGGGATGGGCGGTTACATTGCAAACCAGGCGAACGAAACGCAGCGGGCCGAACAACAGGCAGCGATGGACGCGCTCATGCGCGCCTATACCGGGCAAGCGGAGATGCCCCCGCAAGTGCCCGATGCAGGAGGGACGGTTTTGCCCCCCGCAGTCCCTACAATTGCATCGAATATTCCGCGCGGGATTCGCAACAACAATCCCCTCAATATCGAGAACGGACAATTCACGCAGTCCCAGCCCGGATATGCTGGGTCGGACGGGCGCTTCGCGCAATTTACCGATGCTGCGGCCGGTACGAATGCCGCAAGCGCGCTGCTCGACAGTTATGCAAGGCGCGGACTGAACACGGTTTCCGGAATTGTGAACCGATGGGCACCGCCCTCCGATAATAACCCCACAAGTAATTATGCGGCGTCTGTCGCGAAGCAAATGGGCGTCGATCCGAACCAGCCGCTCGATATGTCGAATCCGCAAGTGAAGTCCGCGCTTATTTCGGCGATGGCCGGATTCGAGAACGGGCAGAAAATGCCGCCGCAGCAAGTCGCGCAGGCTCTGTCTCCTTCTCCCTCCACGACACAAGCGGCCCCCGTGCAGGGGGGCATTCCGGCGGGTACATTGGGTATTTTGCGCGCCGCTACGAACCCGTGGCTTGGACAGGCCGGGCAAGCGGTTGCAGGAAAGATTCTCGAAAAGCAGCTCACGCCGAAAGACCAGTGGGTTACGGTTACAGGCGCGGACGGCGTTCCCATCCAGATCAATAGGACGACCGGAGAGCAAAAGGCAGCCCCTCGCGATGCCGCGATTGGCGAGGTCGAATATGCCCGCGCGAATTGGCAGAAACTCGGCTTCCCCGACCCGAATTCGCAAGACCCGAAAGCTCAGAATTTCTGGAAAGAATATAATGCGAAACGCCTTGGCGGCGCTGGCGTGAATGTAACGATCGATCAGAGCGCGCCATCCGAATTCGAAAAGACCTATGGCGAGGGCACGGCGAAAATGGCGCTCGCCACGCTTGAAGACGGCACGAAGGCGCAGTCCGATTTGAATAATATTCAACTCACAAAAACACTGCTGCAAAACGTGCAGACCGGCAAACTTGCAAACCCGCAGGCCAGCATAGGTGCCGTCATGCAGGCGTTCGGCGTCGATCCAGCAAGTTTCGGTATCGACCCAAAGCTGCCCGCCACGCAGGAGGCTCTTACATCGCTCGTCAACAATATGACGCTCGGCAAGATCGGTGCCGCAACAGGCGGAATGCCCGCGAACAACTTCTCGGATGCCGACCGCTCGTTCCTGCAACGGATCATGCCGAACCTCGCCAATCGCCCGGAAGCGAACGACATCATTCTGGAAGCGGGGCAGCGCGTCGCGCAGCTTCGTATGGAAAAATCGAGCGCGTGGGCGGACGCCAGAGCCGGAGATTGGGACAAGGCTCCGGGCAAGAAACTTTCCTATGAGGAATTCGACCGCATGTGGCGCAAGGACAGCCGCAATATGAATCTGTTTTCCGATCTTGCCGATAAGGTGAAGGCAATCGGCGGAACACCGCAGCCGAGTGCCGACGGCTGGATCGACATGGGCAACGGCGTTCGCATCAGGCAGAAGCAATAATGCCGACATTCGAGGTTGAAGCCGGGGGCAAGTCTTTCGAGATTGAAGCCCCCGATCAGCAATCGGCGATGGCCGCGCTTGGGAAACTGCCTGGCGCTGTGCCGCAGGGCGAAAAACCCGGAATGTTCATGGATACGATGAAGTCAATTCCCGGCGCTTTTGCGAGGGGGGTCGCGAATCTTCTGGCCGATACGGGGGCCGGGGAGGCCCATCTTTATATGACGCCAGAACAGGCCGCTGCGATGCCCACTCGCGAACAATCTCAGAAGATCATGGAGGATTATGTCACAGGGCCGCTCTATAAGCCGCAGACGGCGGCGGGGCGTATTATCTCGGCTGGCGTGGAAAATTTGGCAAACCCCATAACCTATCTTGGGCCTGGCGGGATGGCCTTGAAGATGGGCGGCGCAGTATTAAGTGGGGCTGCAAGCGAAGCGGCCGGAGAGGCTGCGAAAGGAACGGGTTATGAGGGGCCCGCGAGATTGGCTGGCGGATTGGCGGGCGGCGCGGTTGCCGCCAAAACCCTTACGCCTTCTGCTCGTTCTACTATTCCTACTGTCGAGCAACTGGAAAGCGCGGCTGGGAAGGGTTATGATGCTGCTCGGAATATGGGGCTTGAAGTCAAGCCTTCGGCGGTATCGCGTACGGCGACGGACCTGCAAACCGAACTCAACAAAGACGGCATAAATGCTGTTCTCGCGCCCAAAACCTTCTCGATTCTTTCCGATCTTCAAAGTCCGCCCAAGGGCGCAGTTGCCGCAACCGTTACCGATTTTGAAACCGCCCGCCGCGCTCTCGGTCATGCCGCCAAGGACTTTCAGAATCCTACGGAACGCCTCGCGGCGTCTCGCGCAATCTCGCATATTGACGACTATCTGGCGAATATTCCTGCGAGTGATGTTATGGCCGGTGATGCCGCGAAAGTGGCCGCCGTCCTTTCTGACGCGCGGGGAAACTACGCCGCCGCAAAGCGGGCCTCAGAAGTCTCTGACGCACTCAGCAACGCAGAGCTCACGGCAGCGGCCGCGAATTCCGGGCAGAACATTGCAAATCGGACACGACAAACACTAAGGCCGATCCTCACCAGCGAGAAAAAAGGTAGAGGATTTAACGAGGACGAGCTCGCGCAGGTCGAGCGTGTCGTTACCGGAACGAATGTCGGAAATTCCGCACGCAGGATAGCAAACTATTTAGGTGCGGGCGGTGGTCTCGGGCAGCTTATCGCCTCGTCTATTGGCGGTTCTGCCGGCGCTGTATTGGGCGGCCCAGTTGGCGCAGCCGCTGGCATAACCATCCCCACTGTATTGGGCGCAACCGCAAAGGGCGTTCACAACACGTCCGTCGCCCGGCAAGCCCGCATTCTGGATGAAATGCTCCGCTCCCGCTCGCCCCTTGCAGAGAAAATGCGTGCGGCGACCCCAGACTATTCCCAAGCCCGCGCGGCGGCCATCGCCCGCGCATTACTCACGGCACACTGAGACAATAACACATGGCTAGAAACGGTTCGGGCACCTATACGGTGCCCAATTCATTTACGCCGTCCACAACGATCGATTCTTCGGATGTAAATCAGAACTTCACCGATCTTGGCGACGAAATCACGAACTCCGTCGCCGTAGACGGGCAAAGCGTCATGACGGGCGCGCTGAAGGCGGCGAACGGCGCGGCGGGCACGCCGTCCATCACATTCGGAAGCGACCTTAATACCGGCATCTATCGCATTGGCTCCGACAATATCGGGGTTGCCGCGAACGGCGCGAAGGTTCTCGACATCGCCACGACAGGGCTCTCGATTACCGGCACGCTGACGCCAAGCGGGCAAATCGTTTCCATCGCGGGAACGAAAACGGCCCCCGGCTATACTTTCTCCTCCGATCTGGACACCGGCCTCTATCAAATCGGCGCGAATAATATCGGCGTATCTTGCGGCGATACGAAAATTCTTGATATTGCCTCGACCGGATTAACCCTCACCGGAACACTGGACGCCTCCGGCAATTTCGCGATCAATACCTCGAAATTCACCGTCGCCGCCTCAAGCGGCAATACGGTGGTTGCCGGCACGCTTGGGGTAACTGGCGACGTTGCCGTTAATTCCAATAAGTTCACCGTCACTGCATCGAGCGGCAACACTGCGGTTGCGGGGACGCTGAGTGTCACCGGCCAATTAACGGCTGACGCGAGCGGCGGGATTGTCGCAAAAAATGCAGCCAGGGCGTTTGCGACCTTCGGCGTTTCGGGAACGACGGTTAATTTCACGAAGGCGAATAATTTCAATATTGAATCTATTACGCGCACGGGAACTGGGACATTCACTGTCGCGTTCACAACCGCGCTCCCCTCCACGAATTACGTCGTTATCGCATCGGGGGAACAGCAGACGGGGAATATATCGTCTACGGGTTTTGCCTCTAGCAAAACAACGAGCGGATTCACGCTCAATACCCTAAAAACCACGGAGCTTGGGAATATAGACCCGACTGTAATGGATTTCGTCGTCTTCGGGATTTAACAAATAAATGACGAATCCCAGCCCGCAGAAT